GAAAAACGATGCTATTGCGCTGGTGAGAATCAAAGAAGCCATGTCGACGGGGCAGCCCGTAACTCTGATAGGTTCGGCGCTTGCTCGCCCATTGGCTGCCGCCGCTGGCATCCAGTGGCTGCATGAGTTACCAACGGGGGAGCCAATCCCTAGCTGCATCGCATGGGACGCTGAGCTGGCAGTGCAAGGTGGCCCAATGCTCCCTGCAGGCCACGCTCCTAGCCTTGTCGTGTTAGGCGCAGGGTCCGCTGAATTCCTTGAGGATGCACTTAAGAGGCAAGCATCATGACCCCCGATCAATGGGACAACATCGCCGACTGCGCGTTGAAGCGTTGGCGGCAACCGTGGAGCCCGAGCAGCCGCTACGGCGACTATGAGTCGTGGCGAGCAGCGCTGGGCCTGGCCGCCTTCCAGCAGCGGCGCAGGTGAACCGTGGGGCCGTGGCAACCTAGGCCATGGCCACCTACACACCGCCTCGTGGCGCGATCGCCGGGGCAACCACGATCACGCAGGGCACCAACCAGCTCAACGTTGAGCAGCCGTGCATCGCATGGCAACAGATGGAGCCGCGCTGGCGGTTGCCGGAAACCCTCGTCGGCGGCACCCTCGCCATTCGTGCCACTGGCATCGAGTACCTGCCCGCAGAGGAGAAGGAATCAGCCGACGCATACCAGCGGCGCCTATCGCTCTCCGTCCTGCCGCCCTATTACGACGGGATGGAGCAGCGCCTAGCAGGGATGCTGGTGCGGAAGGAAGTCAGGCTCGACGGTACGCCGGAGGTGATGCTTGAGCACCTCTACGACATCGACTCGCAAGGTAACAACCTGCAGGTCTTCGCTGGTCAGCTCGCGGTCACGATGCTGCGTTATGGCCACGTCGGCGTACTGGTCGACTTCCCGACCGATGAGGCTGACCTAGCAACCGCCGGCGGCCAGCCGCGGCCCGATGGTGATCGTCGGCCCTACTGGGTCGCCTACAGCCCCCGCGACATCATCGGATGGCGCCATGAGACCATCGGCGGCACGCAACGACTCACGCAGCTCCGGCTATTCGAGCGCCTGACGGTGCCCTATGGCGAGTTCGGTGAGGAGATCGTCGATCAGGTCCGCGTCCTCGATCCCGGCCGGTGGCGGGTGTACCGGAAGCAGTCGAGCAGGGGCACCTCGTTTGACCTGGTGGCCGAGGGCACCACAACACTGGACGAAATCCCATTCGCGGTCGGTTATGCCCGCCGCACTAGCCTCTACCAGTCCCAGCCGGCCCTCGAAGAGATCGCATGGCTCAACCTGCAGGCATACCAGCGCAGCAGCGACCTATCGAACCAGCTCCACCTTGCCGCAGTGCCGCGCCTCGTGGGTTATGGCGTGCCGGCGTCAGTGGAGGAGATCGAAGGCGGGCCGGAATCAGCGACGGTGCTGCCCGTTGATGCTCGGCTGGAGTACGTCGAGCCCGCAGGCAACAGCTACCAGTATCAGTTCAAGCACCTAGAGGAGATTGAACGGCAGATCAATCAACTGGGTGTCGCTGCAATCCTCGGACAGCAGGGCTTTCAGGAGTCAGGCGTGGCCAAGGCGATCGACCGGAGCCAGGGGGATGCCCCATTGATGAGGGTGGCGCAGTCGCTGCAGGACCTGATCGACAACTGCCTCCGCCTCCATGGCCTCTACCTGGGCCAGGACGGTGGAAGCTCTATGGTCGACCGGGACTTTGTGTCGGCGCGGCTGCAACCGGGCGAGATCGAGGCCCTGTTCAAGCTGGAGCAGGCCGGCAAGATCACGCAGGAGACGCTGCTGATCCAGCTGGCAGCCGGGAATGTGTTCGTTGATGATTTCGACGTTGATGCCGAGATCGAAGCCACGAGGCAGCTGCAGGGACAGGCGTTGGATCGGATAGCAGGTAACCTCAGAGGGCCTGTAGTGGATGAGAATGGCAGCGAAGAAACCGAAGGCCCCGGCGAAGAAGATGACACCTAAGAAGCCGAAGAAGGTGCCCTATTTCCCCACCTCAACGATTGCCGGCAAGTCATCAAAGCGATCGGTCAAGCCGTGCTGAGGCTGGAAAACTAGGGCATTCGTGGTGTGCGTGATGGCCAAGAAGCCGAGCAAGGCCCAGCAGAAGGTCACGAAGGTCATGCGCGAGTACAAGGCTGGCACGCTCCGGTCTGGCGGCACGGGCAAGGCTAACCCGCGGGTGAAAAGCCGTAAACAGGCCATCGCCATTGCCTTGTCCGAGGCTGGCAAGACCCGGAAGCCACGGTGCAGGGCCTGCAAATGAGCATCGAGTACCGCGGCGAGACGTTCGAGGGCTACAACAAGCCCAAGCGCACACCAAACCACCCGACCAAAAGCCATGTGGTGTTGGCCAAGGAGGGCAGCACCGTGAAGCTGATCCGGTTCGGGCAGCAGGGCGTGAGCGGCAGCCCGCCACGGGAAGGGGAGGGCAAGGCAGCCAAGGCCCGACGGGCAGCGTTCAAGGCCCGGCACGCTAAGAACATCGCCAAAGGCAAGCTGAGTGCCGCGTGGTGGGCAAGTTCGGCAAAATGGAGCTAAAGTCAAGTGGTAACCACTTGATACCAATGGGCGCCCATCATTCATACGTGACCACCACTTGCGTCGGCTGTGGCAAAGAGCGTGTCACGCGCAAGGATCTGATCGCAAAGGCGATGAAAGAAGGCCGAGACCTGCTCTGCAGGTCATGTGCCGTTCGATCGTGGTCCGGTCGATGGGACTCAATGCGGAAGCCGGCAGATCAGCTGTGCCGCAACCAAGGCGCCTACAAGTCCTATCACAAGGCCAAGCGCCGGGTGGTCACGAACCACAAGAACGCTTACGGCCACGTCGAGTTCCGCTTCCAGTCCTATGAGCAGTTCCTGGCAGATGTCGGCCCTAGGCCTGAGGGCATGACCTTGGACCGCATTGACCCGATGGGTCATTACGAGCCGGGCAACGTCCGATGGGCGACCATCAAGCAGCAAGCCAAGAACCGCAACCCGCGCCACACCTGGACTCCCAAGAAAGAGAAGCCGGCCAGCTGAGCTAGACTGCCCGTGGTGGATTCATTGGTGAACCGACCCCCGGAGCTGGTAACTCTGGGGGTTTTTTGTGCGGCAAGCTAGGCTATCGATCGCAAGCCATGGCCAGGTCTTACCGCAGGGATAGCAGGGGCCGATTCTCCGGCACCGGCACCGGGCGGATGAGCCCACGGGTCAGCACCCCACGCAGCCGCCGCGCTGGCGTCGTCAGTGCACGCAAGCGCCAACCGCAACCATCGAAGGTCAAGGCTGCCGATCGGCCTGGCTCCATGACCAGCATTCTCCGCGGCACCATGCAAAGCCTGGCAAAGGCTGACGCTCGGTTGATTCGCGACGTGGAGGCCATCACCGGCGGCAAGGTCCGAGGCACGAGAGGTCGAACTGCAGCAGGCCAGGCAACACGCGATGCAGCAAAGACCGGTAGCGTCAGCCGCACCCTTGGCACTGGCCTACGAGCATTAGCCCAGAGTGATGCGCGCATGATCCGCGAGATAGGCAAAATTGCCGGTTCGGCAAAGCCGCGGATCAAGGGCACTGCCAAGGGCCGTAAGGCATTACCGAAGGCACGCAAGAAGGCAAGCTAGGCCGTCCCTGGCCTGCGGCCTCATCCATGTCTGACGAAACCACCGTGTCCCAGCCTGCGGCTGATGATGCGAACCTTCAAGACTCCATCGCCCGGCTGACCGAGAAAAACCGAGAGCTGATCGGTGAGCTACGGCAAGCCAAGCGCAAGGCCGATGCCGTCCCCGATGGTGTCGATGTGCAAGAACTGATCCGGTTCCGGCAGGAACACGAGCAGCAGAAGCTTGAATCTGCCGGCCAGTACGAGGAGGCCAAGCGGCAGCTCCAGGAGCAGTACGACCGCGACACGGCAGCCCTGAAAGCTGAGGCTGAACGGCTCCAGGCCCGGGTCAGGGAGCTGGAGCTGGTGTCGCCTGCGGTCTCGGCACTGTCCGAACTGGTCCACGACCCCGATGCCGTCCTAAAGCTCAAGCTGCCGGCGGATCGAATTGAACGCGACCCCGATGGGTCCGTCGTCGTTGTTGATGGCCTCCAGCGGACCCCAGTGAAGGACTGGGCGCAGTCGAACCTGCCGGCATGGATGCTCAAGGCTCCAGCCCCTCGCGGTAGTGGTGCACCCGTCGGTGGTGGCGCCAGCGCTCCCTCTGGAATCCCGGCCGGCACCGTGAACCCATTCGACAAGGAAACATTCAGCCTCACCGAGCAAGGCCGACTGTTCCGCACCAATCGGGCGCTCTACGATCAGTTGAAATCTGCAGCGAAGCGGTAACCTATCGCTAAAGGGTGAGCCTGCGGCTGCCCATCTTGGCCTGCGGCCGCATGTTCCCTTTGCTTCAATCCAATGGCCGTATTGCGCTCTGACGTAATCATCCCGGAGATTTTCACTCCATACATTGAGGAGGCCGTTACCGTCCGGTCGGACTTCCTTAACTCTGGCATCGTCCAGGCCGCCGAGGCCCTGAACGTTGATGAAGGTGGCGACTATGTCACCGTTCCGAACTGGGACGCTGACCTGTCCGGTGATGCCGAGCGGCTGACCGACACCAGCAGCCTGACGCCTTCCAAGATCGGCGCTGATAAGCAGGTCGCCCCGGTGCTGCACCGTGGCCGCGCCTGGGAATCGCGTGAACTGGCCAAGCTGGCCGCCGGGTCTGACCCGATGGCTGCCATCGGCAACAAGGTTGCGGCCTACATCTCCAACCAGCAGCAGAAGGACCTGCTGGCCACCCTCGAAGGCACCTTCGGGGCACTGACCAGCAACAGCGGTGCCGCGCTGGAGTCGCTGACCTTCGACACCAGCGGCACCCGCACGCCCCTGTCTCCCCGTCACGTCGCGCAGGCCCGAGCTCTGCTCGGTGATCAAGGCGACAAGCTGACCGCCGTCTGCGTCCATTCCAAGACGTACTACGACCTGGTGGAGCGTCGTGCGATCGACTACGTGTCGGCGGCTGAGGCCCGGATCACTGCCGCGACCAGCAATGCTGCCAACCCGGCTGCGTTCGCTGGTTCCGTCGCTGCAGCCTATGCCGGTGACTATCAGGTGCCGTTCTACATGGGCCTGCGGGTGATCGTCTCCGATGACGTGACCGTTAGCGGTTCCGATCAGGCGGTGTACTTCTTCGCCCCTGGCGCCGTCGGCACTGGCCTCCAGCAGGGGATCGTGACCGAAACCGACCGCGACATCCTGGCGCAGTCCGATGCGATGGCCGTGACGTGGCACAACCTGTTTCACGTGATGGGCACCCGCTACAAGACCGCGACTGGTGGGGTCAACCCGACCCGCGCGACACTGGCAACCGCTGCCAACTGGGAGCGGGTGTTTGAGATCAAGAACATCGGCGTCGTCCGCGGCACCGTTGACCCCAACTTCTGAGGAACCCACCCCATGGCGCAACCTTCTGAGTTCGAGCAGGCCGTTCAGAGCTACCTGACCGTGACCCTGTCGCAGGCCAGCAGCATTGCTGACCAGCTGTTTTACATTGCCCCGGAACCGCTTGAGGTTCTGGAGATCCACGAGGTGCATGGTGCCCTCGGCACTGACGGTAGTGCCGTGTCGGCGACGATCAAGAAGTGCACCGGCACTCAGGCCCTGACCGCAGGGGCTGATCTGCTGGGCACCACCAAGATCGACCTAAAGGGTGCCATCAACACGGTCCAGAGCCCAGCACTTACCAGCACCGCTGCAGACCTGCAGCTGGCCGCTGGTGATCGGCTTAGCTTCGATGTGACCGGCACCACGACCGCTGTGGCCAACATGGTGGTGACGGTCCTGCTGCGTCGGATCTGATGGGGATGTTCGCGTGGCGCCGGCTGCGGGAACGTGAGGCCCTGGAGGCTGCTCAGGCAGCTTCTGGGGCCTTGCCCATTGCAGAGGCCATGGAGGAACCACCGACGCAGAGGCGGGTGCGGAAGGTGCGCGGCAAGCTAGGACAACGGGCAGTTGAGGTCGAGCATGGTCATCAGTAGGGGCTTTGGGGATTCGACGCTCCTGGCCCGTGGGCAAGGGTTCCGGTCGGAGGTGCAGTTCACCCGACCGGCTGACACCAACGCATACACGGCGCTGGATGTGGTGGGTAGCGCGACGAGTGCGATCCATGAGTTCACGCAGGTCGGCCCGAGGGGCGGGGATCTGATCGTATTCGCCGCGGAATTGATGATCAATGTGGCGGCAGTGCCGTCGGGCATGGCTGGGTTCAGGTTGCATCTCTACAGCAGCAGCCCGACCGCGATTCTGGACAATGCAGCCTTTGATCTGGTCGCCGCTGATCGTGATGCCTACATGGGCTATGCCGACTTTCCGGCACCAGAGGACCTTGGCTCGACGCTGTTCAGCCAGGCGCGGTTTGTATATGCCGAAGCCCAGCTGGCGAGTGCTGTGACGAGCCTGTGGGGTCAGCTGCAGACGATCGGCGCCTATACGCCAGCGAGTGGGACCGGCTATCGGATGCGGCTGCGGACGATCGAGATCTAATGAGACCCTATCTGCTGGTGCCGAGGTTTGCCGCGAACCGCCTGTGGCTAGCGGCGCGAGAGGTGCCCAGCTGGCACATCGCCCCGGCACGCACCGGCAACGTGCGGGACCTGGTGACGGGTGCCGACCTGGTGACCTTCACGAATAGCTCACCAGCCTGGGGCTTCAACAGGTCGGGCATCCTGGTGCAACCTGCGGCCAACGTGCCGTTCATCGAGTACGACCCGGCGACGGGGTCAGCGCTGGGGTGGCGGATCTGGGATGCGGTGACAAACCTGGCGCTGCACTCCAGGGATCTGACACAGACGGCATGGGTGAAGTCTGGGATCACGCCAACGCGCGACCAGATCGGCGCTGACGGCACCGCCAACACGGCGACGAGGCTGACCGCAACGTCAAGCGATGGCACGGCGCTGCAGACCATCACGAGCGCATCAGCGACGCGCGTAAGCGGTTTCCTGGTCAAACGTATTACGGGAACTGGCGTGATTCAGATCACGCAGGATGGCGGCGCGACGTGGAACACCGTCTCGATCACGAACCAATGGCTGCGGTATCCGATCGCGTCAGCAACCGTGACGAACCCGCAGATCGGGTTTCGGATTCGCAGCAGTGGTGATGAGATCGCGGTCGACTTCGCTCAACTGCAGTCGTCTTCAACTCTTGGTCCGCCCGTTGAAACCGGGGCCCTCACCGCCAGCAGCACGGCGGACGTGGCGTCGATCACTGGCGCGGCGTTTGCGGGGATCTGGAATCAGGTGGGTACGACGGTCTATAGCGACATCAAAAGGCCATTTGCAGTGCCGTCTGGGTTCCCTCGCGCATGGCAGGCCAGTGATGGCACGTCAGCCAACAGGATCGAACAGACATACTATTCCGGCGGGCAGGCTAACGTCATCAGCTCAGGCGGAACAACACAGGCCGAATGGTATCCAGCCTATTACGCAGAGAATGGCATTAGGGCCGCACTGGCGTTTGCAACCAATAACGTTGCAGGCGCAAGCAATGGCGCAATCACTGGCACTGATAATCTTGCCACAATGCCTGCAGTTGATCGCATCTTTATCGGTTCTGAAGATGGAACTGCCAACAGTCTGCGCGGCTACATCCGCGAACTTGCCATCCTCAGGTCCCGCCGCCCTAACTCCAACCTCCAAGCGATGACCCAATGATGCGCCACTACACCCTTCGCTTCCCCGATCATCAGGCCGCCCATGATGCCGCCGGTGGGGTCGGCTACCTCGACGACGACGGCGAGCTGGTGAGCCTCGGCCACAAAGGTGCCCTCGACATCATCGGAGAAGTCGTGCTGCCCGGCACCTACGACGACGACGGCAACGAACTGACCCCGGCTACTCCCCTCCCTGGCTTCTACGTCAACTGCGCCTTGCCGGTCCTGCCGCGGTCCCTGCGGTTCTTCTCAGTGCCCTACGGCTCCGGTGGGCGCGTGTTCGCTGGCACCGAACCGGATGCCGACGCATGGCCGCCGGAGGTGACCGATGGCGGCGGATCTTGACGCACAGGTCGAGGCGTTCCTGCGTAATGCAACCCGGCAACGCAAGACCGAAGATCGCGCCATCAGGCAGGCCCTGCAGGCCCTCGCGCCGGTCCTAACGCGCATCAGGCGGCAGGTGGAGGATTCGGGCCTCCTCGAGACCACCGTGGGTCGCCAGCAGCTGCTCACGACCCTTACCGCAGCCATTGCCCGGCAGGTGCAGCTCAACTGGGGCGCACCGCTCCTGGCGGACCTGCAGGAATCACTGGCGCCATGGATTGAGCAGCAGCAGGCCTTCGCCCGTCGCATGGTCGAGACCGCAGGCGGTACCCTCACCGCACCTGGAGCCGCCGCTGCAGCACGCCAGCCGGCGCAGATCATCAATACCGCGATTGTCAACGGCAAACCACTAGCCGAAAACCTCACCGTCAGCCTGCCAGCACTCGTCGCCGACAAGGTCCAGCGGCTGGCCATGATGGGTGGTGAGGTGTTCGCCGAATACGACTCGGCCGTCGTGCGAGTCATTGAAAACAGCGTGGAGGCCACCATCAGGTCTGGTGTCCATGCCTCCGGTAGCTTCGCCCAACAGATGATCTATGCCATTGAGGCTGATCCGGTCTGGCTTGATGCGCAGGGCCTCGTGTGGACTGCCACCCTGGATTCAAGGGTCTGCCCGGTCTGTGTCGGCCTCGACGGCAACCGCTACAAGCTGGGAGAACCGGGTCGGTACTTCGACGGCACCAGCAAGCTGGACCCGCACCTGAACTGCCGCTGCTACCTGATCCCATACGTCAGGGCTGGTGCCAACGATGAACGCTTCGCGACGGGTGATCAAGGCACGGAACAGATCGGGTTTGGCACCAAGGTCAGCAGCTGGATCCAGGACAACCCCGAGACCGCCCGCAGCATCTTCGGCCAGAAGCTAGGCCAGCGCCTGATCGACGGGAAACTGACCCTCGACAAGGCGATTAAGGAGTGGGCAAGCTAGGGCAACGACTTATGCCCGATGGCCAGGAACTACAAGCGCGACAGCAGCGGCAGGTTTTCGTCGACAGGTGGCGGCAAGGCCAAAGGTGGCGCCAAATCAGCCCCCAAGACCACCAGCGCCCGCGGTCGTGCATTGGCCAATGAGCGCAAGGCCACCAAGGCCGTGAAGGCTGCCACCAAGTCCGGTGCCGTCGGACGCAAGGAGGCCAAGTCGCAGCTAGTGGCCCAGCGTGCGCGTGAGTTCTACCAACGCACCGGCACCGGCACCAAGCGCAGCAAGGCCAGCGGTTCTGGTGTCAGCAAGGCAGCAGCCAACCTCAGCAGCAAAGGCACTGCCAAGTCGTCGAAGCCGTCGAAGATGAGCAAGGCCCCGACCAATGCCGCAAAGCAGGCTTACAAGTCCGCCCGCAGTGAGGTGCGTGAACTGAAGATGTACCGTGCCGGCAAGACTGATAAGGTCGTCAAGGCCGCAGAAGCCAAGGTGAAGCGGCTGGAGAAGTCGCGCGGCCTGTCCAAGACCCGTAAGTCCCGCAAATGACCGTTACCGTTGATGCCACGATCGGCGGCGCTGCAGCCAATTCGTACCTCACGGTCGCTGATGCGGATGCCATCGCGGAATACCGCCTTGGGACGCTGGCATGGTCCACGGCCACGACCGACGATAAGGGCCGGGCATTGATCCAGGCGACGGCATACCTCGACCAGCTCGGCTACATCGGCAGCAAGGCCACCACCACGCAAGCACTCCTCTGGCCTCGGTCTGATGCAGCCTGCGGGGAATGGTCCTACACCAACGCCGTGATCCCCGGGCCGGTCAAGACCGCCACGTTCGACCTTGCCAATGAGCTCCTCACGACCCCGACCCTGCTGACCGGCGGTAATGCCAGCCTCAATGAGCTGATCCCCGGAATCCCGAATGCTGACCTGAAGTCAGCCTCGATCGATGTGCTGAGCGTTGAGTTCCGCGGCGGTGGTGCCCCCATCGTCCGCGATTGCCTCACTGCCCTCCCGTCCCTCGTTGGCATCCTCGGCTGCCTCACGACAAGCACAGCACAAACGGGCAGCGGTACAATCCGGGCAGTGCGCTCGTGACGGTTGCAGCTGCAGCTCCTGGAACCTG